CATCAATTATATCCTGCTCTTTTTTCACAAGTTTATCGATGCCTTTGTTCAATTTTATTATTTTTGTATATTCCAATTTTGATGATTTGTATTGTTCTATATCTTTTTCTTTTTTGGATATAACTGAAATAAGGTTTTCTTTTTCCTTGTTCAAAAAATCAAGAGTCGTAGAAAGTTTCGTAATGACTTGGTCGATTTCATTTTTTTCAGACTCCAATTTTGAAGCAGATATAGAAACAGAATTGATAATCTCTTTTGGATCTTCTATTTTTGACAGTTTTTCTATGACCTTATCCAACTCTGATTTTGAAGATTTCAAGTCTTTCAACTGAATTTTCAAGGCTTGAATTTTTTGTATAGTGTCATTTTTTATTTTTGATTTTATCGTTAGTTCCGTATTGTGTTGTGTTAGTTGAGTATCCATCAAAACTAATTTTTCATTAGTAAGTTTGTTCAGGTCAGAAAACATTTCAAGACCAAACATTTTCTCAATGAAATTTCTTTTTTTAGGAGTGTCCATTTGTAAAAACGGAACATAGTTATTGAGATTGATATGCACTAATGAAATGAAAATATGAAAATCAATATGCAATATTTCATTTTCCAACAATTTTTGATATTGACGAACATCAGGTAACTGCGGTATAAGCTTATTGTTTTTATAGATTTCAAGAAAGTCCGGCTTGATACCTCTACGTATTTTGTAATGATTAGCCCCAATTGAAAATTGAGCTTCTACTTCACAATTTTTTCTGTTTTTCCAATTTACTATTTTCTCTTTTATAATGGAACGATTTGTTCTACCATAGAGAGCAAAACAAATTGATTCCAAAAGAGACGAATTATGGGATAATATTCCATTTGAATAATATTGTTCAACATCATCAACTTGAATATCATATAAATCTTTTCTTTTATTTGTATATCCCGATTTTATTATTTTTTGATTTCCCGATATAGTTGTTATAATTGAATTTACCGGAATATTTTTTATAAACTTCCAATTATTTTCAGAGTAGACCCTATGATTTGGTGAACCTTCTAATTTATAATCATTTGTTTCTATTTCATATATTTTTGAATTTGATTCTACTTTTTTTGCTTCTATGATTTTTTTATATCCATATGGTGTTTCAACAGATATTAGACCTTTATATTGTGGATATTTTTCATAAAAATCACATATTTTTTTTATTTGACAATTTATTTTCATTATCTATAATAAATTCCTTACATTTTTTTATATTTTCAGATACAGAGTCAGATGACCATATTTCTAAAACATTCAATCCAGATTTTTCAGCTATTGCAATTTTATTTTTTTGATATGAAAAAACATCATCTGCTGATTTACCATAAGGTGTTTTCCAATTTTTCCAATCCTTTTCATTCATCTCTGGATGAGGATGGAATTTGCAACCATTATATTCTATTATAATATGTATTTTGGGAATTGTAAAGTCATAAAAATATCTTTTTCTTATATTGTTTTTATCATTTTTTTTACCAGAACATTCAAATAACTTGAATTCACCCATTTCATTACAACCAATAAAAACATCTGTTTCTGAATATCCTCTTTCTATCAACCAATCATATATTGGAATAAAGACTTTCAAAGATTCTTGAGAAAATAAATAATTTTTTCGGTTTTTGATACAATTTTCTTTCCAAGAATAATACCTTTTTGTGCCATCTTCCTGGCCATATCTTTCTATCATTTTTGGAAGCGCAAGGGATCTTTTATTACATTCTTTTTTCCATCTTTTCAAACCCTCTTCTTGGCCGTATCTTTCAATAAAAATATTTTTATCAAGACAGTTTTTCTTTTTGTTTATTCTTTTTATTTCATCCGGTGATTTTGATTTTAGAGTATTTTGCCATTTTTCCTGTCTTTTCGACCATCTTTTCAAACCCTCTTCTTGGCCGTATCTTTCAATGCATTTTTCTTTTGTAAAAGTATTCTGTCTTTCTGATAATTTTATTTCAGCTTCTTTTTTTGAATATCCTTTATTCAACCAGTATTCAATATGTGTATTATGTGATTTATAATATTCTATGGGATTATCTTCTTTTTTAGAAACTCTGGACTTAATTCCTAAAGACTGATGTTCTTTTGTTTTTATTTCAGCTTCTTCTTTTGAATATCCTTTATTTAACCAATAAAGAGAATTTGACGGCCTTCTTTTTTTGATTTCAATTTCGGCTTCTTCTTTTGAATATCCTTTATTCAACCAATGTTCTAATGTATAAGGTGAATTGCTTTTCATAAAATTACCCACTATACATATTTATATCAATGGTTCAGGAAAGACAAAAAATCGGATAAAACTCTTTCGTCGTCTATTGAAATGTTCAACATTGTGGAACCTATAACACATTTTCCAGCGCCATTACTTCTACCCGTAGATTGATCCAGCCCTGTAATAAGGTTTAATCCAGATTTCAATTCAAATTTTTGTGTTTGATTTCCGAAAGTCAAAAAGTTCCGGAAAGATATGGAATGGAATTCAATTTTCATTCACTATCCTTAACTAATACATATTTTTCCTCAGCTTGAAGTGCTGGTGTTTTTTTAATTTTTACATTCAGATATTCCATAATAGCTTTTACTATTACATCAAGAGTAGTAAATTCATCTTTTTCCGCGTAAAAAATTGGTTGGGGTGAAGGGCCGCGCCAACCATAATATCCTAACGGATAAGGTTCTTTGATTTTATTTCCAGTTTTATATTGGAACACTTCTTCCAATAATCCGATTCTATCTCTGATGTATTTTATTTCTTTTTGAAGATTTGAAATATCATTTTTCATTTTTTTTGTTTTTCCGAACATAATCATTCTCCTAATTATCTTTCATATCATTGGCTACACCAAGTATTGAATAACCTAGGATGTCCCTCCATGGTGACTCCCCACCATATCCCTTATTATAAGCAATTCTGAACAGTTTATCGATAATCCTGACAGTTGCTAACATATCACGATATTGTTCTGGCTTTACACCATCTGGATATAATACTTGAAGAATTTTATGAGACTGTGAAAAAGAATCACCATAAGCGGAATTTTTCTCTGTTACAAGTTCTCCAATCTCTTTACCAATCTTGACAAAAATGGACTCTTCTTGTGGTTTTATTTCTTTCTTTTCAATTGGTTCTTTTGGTTTCAAAGATTTTTCCTTTTTCTCAAAATACAAAATAACATCATGTGCTTGATTTGATGAAATATTGACAAGTTTATACTTTTCCCCTTTCATTTTGTTGATGGTTCTACTGACAATTTCTTGCTGATGAAGTATATATGGTCGTTTATGAGCAGGATTTACCATCTCGGCATTTTTATAGATTTTTATTTGCATATTATTTTATTACCTTTTCTATAATGTAATTTTTATATGGGGTACCTGATTTTGAATGATAGTTTGCAGATGCATAATTCAAATTATTTTCTGAACAAAATACTCTCAAACATTTTATAATTTTTGTTGTTCCATCTGGTAAAATAATTTTATAATTTTTGGCGTTACCATTATTTTCACCACTTGTTGTTATTCTCAATTTTGCTTTTGTGTCTTCGGATGGAACATATCCCCTTTTTGCTAAACTTATGTTCAAACATTGTTCAGGGGTTCTTTTTATTCCTTTCATATTTTTTCTCATTTTTTCTTTTGTTTCCTCTGTATGTTTTTTTCCAAACCAATAACTTTTTTCACCTGTTTTACCATACATCGGATTATTTTTACCACAATATTTTCCTTTTCTTGTTTCACTCATTTTTCTTTTAGCTTTTTCTGTGTGTTTTTTTCCAGGTGTTCCTTCCCCACCAAAAGTCATATTATATCCATTTTCACTTATATGTGAATGATGTGTTTTTATCATTGATATTTCCATATTATTCAATTCTTTTATTGAGTAACATTCACATAATATTTTTTGGTCAAAATTGTCAGGACCATATTTTTTGATGGCATTATGAAATTTGATAGTTTTTTTATTTCTCTTCATTGCACAAAAACAATGTCTACCCCACCGTTTTTGTAAAGACTCAACCGTTTGACCAACATAACATTTTTCATTTACTTTATTTGTTATCAAATAGATAATTCCGTAAGGTTTCATTGATGTAACCCCATAAATAAGATTGGAGAGGACAGCGGTGAAGTAACTCCCACTGTTTCCTGTGTGATCCCATCACCAGGATTACTCTCTATATCTATTTATAGAAGTCCATCATTATTTCTTTCTGTGAACCCTTTTCAGAGCTTTTCCTCTTGATTTCTTTTTATCAGATGCATCTTCTTTTTCTTGGTCATAAATATCAGAAATCAAAGAAGCAACACGGTTTGCCCAACCCGGATCATCTGCATTCATCTTTATAGCCTCGACAAAATCCTGGATGTCATGATCTACTATTTTATAAGGGTCTTTGGTGGATTCTTCATCTACCGCTGTGTGACACAACTCGTGAAATAGCAGTCGTTCCTTATCCTTTTCGTCAGTATGTTTCCACA